ATGCCAGTCCGAATCATCGTCTGCGGAGGCCGCGACTACGCCGACCGCGCCCGCGTTTTCGAAGTGCTCGACCACATCCTGCTAACTCGTGGCATCAGCGAGATCATCCAGGGCGAATGCCCAACCGGCGCCGACCGTTTTGCCAGAGAGTGGGCGTTAAACCGAGGCGTCCCCTGCTCCGATCGGTTCATAGCGCGTTGGTGGGATCTCGACATGCCGGGCGCCCTGATCAAGGTCAACCGCAACGGCAAGAGATACGTCGCCAATGCCGGCCCGATTCGAAACAGGCAGATGCTGGAAACGAAGCCAGACGGCGTTGTGGCGTTTCCGGGCGGAAAGGGAAGCGCTGATATGTGCGAGGCCGCACGGCAAGCAGGCGTCCCAATCTACTTCGCATAAGTAACAACCCCAACAAACACAACTACCCTGCATCGGCGGGGCGGAGGCGTTCATGTCTAAAAAGCGCTGGATTGAATCTGAGATCGAAGAAGTGCGCGCAAGATACCGCGCGGGAGAGACAGATGAGGAGATAGCCCTTAGGCTTGGTCGAAGCGCCGCATCAGTTAGCAATATCAGGCAGTTTCATAACATAACAAGGCCGCGAACATCGCTCAGAAGATCTGCCGAGTGGAGCCAAAGTGAACTTGATATTGCTTCGCAGATGTACGCTGAAGGCTGGCCAAACGAAGATATCGCAAAAGCCGTCGGCCGGACCAAGATTGCCATCAAGCGCCTGATAACAGATCGAAGTCTTCAGCGTGACCCCGCTGCGGCAGTGGATCCATCAAGATTCGATACAGACTTGGAACAGTGGAAAAGGTACCGCAACCATCGTTACGCGGTTTCATCACTAGGCCGCGTTATGTCACTTACTCCAGGCAAGCTTGGATTAATTGTTTGTCCGTGGATCGACAAAGATGGCTATTGCCACGCAACACTTCAAATATCAGGCAAGCCTCGGCGATTTTCGATCCATCGGATGGTTGCAGAAACATTTTTCGGGCCTCCACCAACTGAATCGCATCAAGCGGCGCACAACAATGGAATCCCTATGGACAACCGGGCTATCAACTTGAGATGGGCTACGCCGAAAGAGAATCAGGCAGACAGAATGATTCACGGCACAGCATGCCGCGATAAGGACGGGAAGCTTGCGCAATGCAGGAGAAGTCGCGCAGACATGATCACCGCAGCACAGGAGGCCGGAGTCCCGGTCTACCGTCCTAGCCCGTCCGGGCAACTCTAATTCCCCTTCGTTACTTCCCTCGCCCACTCCTGCAGATACTCGAGCGCCGCTTGATCCCGCTTCATTCCTCGGCGGATATCCCAAACAGTTCGTCCAGCTGCTGCACTGAGTTCGACGCTGGCTGCATCGCCCACGCTGCCGGGGCCGGTGGCGGCGGACACGATGGCGTCGGCTCTGGCAACCTTGACTTCGATCCGCAGGCGGCGACGCTCATCGTCAGCAGAGCTATACAGGCGCTCGAGGCGATCGTTTTCGGTGAGTGCATTGGTCAGTTTCTCGGTTGATTGTTGGTCGGCCTTGGCCAGGCGCTGCTCGAGCGCGAGGCGGTCGGCCTGCTGCTTGAGGATCACCGTGGCATTGGCCTCGGCTACCTGGCGCAGGTGGGTCTGGTACTGCGTTTGTGCCTTCGCAGCGTCAGACTGAGCCGACATCACCCTCACCTGCTGCACGCCGACCGCAATGACCAAGCCAAGGACCAAGTAGGACCAAGTCGGGACCAGCTTCAGCCAAGCGATCATGCGATAGCCTCCAGCGCCTTTGCATAAAGCGCGTCCCAGGTGTGCCGGTGAGGCTTGCCAGGTCGCCACGTCCGCAAGTACAGATCCCAAGCAGCATGCTCGTCGCCAAGCGCCGGCAGCGCCTTGGGGTCAGTCCACAGCAGCAACCTGGCGAACGCCGCGGCGAGAACATCGTCGTGCTCAAGGGCGGCATAGACTGCCCCTTCGGTAGCGATGACGTTTCGGACGCGGCAGACGGACAGAGCGTGTTCACGGCTAGCAGAGTGGCGCAGCACGCCGCGCACGCCGCCGCCCTGTTCGAACTGCCAGAAACCACGGGCCGGCCCGCCGATCTGACGACGGTGCTCGAACCGAGATTCCTGCAGACCGATCGCAAGCATCTGCACCTCAGCCGCCGCGCTATTCATCCGCGCAGGCAGCATCGCGAGAGCGGGCGCTATGGCTCGCTCCCGTATTTCAGAGAGGGTCATGGGTAATCCTCGCGCAATAAAAAGCCCCGACTGGCGGGGCTCTATCCGGTTTGGCTAAATCAGCCTTCTGAGTTCGTCCAGCAGATATCGGCGACTACCGAGGTCGGGACGGCAGTGCCTGTCGGGTTTTTCACTCGCACAGCGATGTATCTGAGGTTTGTGTCTGCCCGCGGAATAGCTGTGTCTTTGACGGGGGTGCTGGCGGCAACTGTCAAAGCGTCGACTGCACCTGCGCCGTCGACTGTAGATGGGTAATCGAAGACAAGTTGCAACCCAGCCCCCGACACCGCGGCGAAGCGAACCACCCCGTTCAAGCGCGTATGGCCTGGAATAACGCCTACAAGAACCGTGCTGTTTGCGCCAACTGATATGCCGTGCGCGTTGAACGTTGCGTTTCGACTAGCACACCCTGCCCCATTGGCGGCGCGCGCGGTCGTCGCGTAGTTAACGCGGAGGGCATATGCGCGTGATTTTGCCAACTGATCCCCGCCACCGGCCGTTGGCGCAGTAGCCCCGACGGATGCAGTGAAGAATATCGGCTGAGCACCGATAGCCAGGATGCGCGCCCTTAGCTGGTTGATCTGCTGGTCGAAAAGCGCTGGTGATACGCTGGCGTAATAGTCATTCGTCCCGACCATCACCCATACATAATCAGGCGCTTCGGCAACCACATCCGCGTCGAAGCGCTCAAGAAGCTGAGACGCCCTGTTGCCGGGGATGCCTTTGCTAACTACTTGAGCCTTGTTCAGCTTCACAGTCAACGCATTGTGGAATTCACCACCTGACGTAAACCAGCTATCACCCAGCAGGACGTGCTTGCCCCGGTTAATGTCCGCCAAGTACCCACTAACGCGCTTATGCGTGACCGCTCCAGCGTAGAAGGTGAACCCGCCTGCATTAGCGGATGTGATGCGGACCGATATTAAGCTGCCAGGGCGTGCAGAGTACGGCAGTTCGATTGACCGCACGCCGCTGTAACTCAAGACCCCGCCACGGTAAGCAATGGTAAATTCGGAACCATCCGGCATCCGCTCGACTATGGACACATCGACCTGACCGGAGAATCCGCCGTCACGCAGGCCAGGGTTGACCACTACGTTCGTGACGTAATCACCGCCAACCAGCGCAACAGGGCGGGTTTGCACTCCTGCGCCGGCTGTCGCGCTGTAGACCGAGACGGCACGATCCGCAACATCCGCACCGCCAGGCGTGAAATAGTCCGTAGCTGTCAGTGACGTGACAGTTGCGCCCGACACTGGAGTCCAAATCGCGCCGTCAGCCGAGCGATATTCGACTTCATATAGAAGCTGCGACGATAGCTGCCGCATTGCGTCATCTACGATGGTAGCCGCGCCCTTGATGTTCGGGTGAGCGTCATCACGGTAAAAGCCATAAACCCCAGCGCCAGACGCAAGCGATACAGGTAATTGCCGATCTATCCGAATAGTGTTTCCGTTCTTAGAACGAAGGATCGCTGAGTAAAGCTGCCCGTCAGTCGCGGTGAAGCAGATCAATTGATCGACTGCGAAGATTCCAGCATTAGCAACCGGAATATCAACCACGTTCTGCGCTACGGCTGCTGTGGTAGTAGTCGACTGATTGCCGCCTACCTCTGCTGGGTTCCAGCCATGCCCAGCAAGAGTTCCGAAATGCATGTCGATTACGGCTGGCGTGAGCGTGTTGCGGTATTGCCGTTTAGAAAGATTGCTCAACCCGGCAACCGGCGCGACCTCCTGGGTTAAAGCAGCCGCCGACGTTTTCAGGTCATCAATATCACCGGCAACCGTGGTCGTAGCACTAGTGCTGACCATCCCGGCACCAGCAGGCGACGCTAATTCTGTTCTTAACGCCTGGTCGCCGACATCGGTAAGCAGCGCCGCGTCATCCGCCCATGTGCCCGACAGCGACACCGGGAAGCTCGCCGGCATCTTCGCGCGATATACGGAACCGTTATAATCGATAAGCTGCGTGGGGCGCTCGACTGTAAGCGGTTGACCGTCGATATAGGTCAGATGCGTGGATTCAAAACCTGCAGCCGCCAACCACGCTTCATAGGATGCTTGTCTGTCGCTTTGAGCCTGGTCGAAATCCTGTTCCATGCCCGCCCAGCTCTTGCGCGGAACACCTAAGCGGTCTGGATACTCCATTTCAGGCCCTGCACTGAGCAGGTCCATGTTCTCTGCGTTGTCATATAGATCGCGTGGATCAGTCGAACCGACTGCATTTCCGGTGTTATAGGTCGTCATGACTGCTCCAATTAGCAGAATAAAAACCCATTGCTTCATGACGGCGCTTCCTTGACTGAAAGCGGCCATTATAAAGCAGCGGGCGAATTAATCCGCACGGCGTCCGTGTGGGCCGTGTCCGGTATGTGGTGGCTAGTGGTTAAGCGTCAGCGGGGGCTTGTGCGTTGTCGAATTGGTAGATTTCGGGGGCGTAGTTGACCGCCTCGACCGATGCGCCGTCAGTCCCGCTCGGGCTGATTGACGTGATCAACGCCGGATAGCTCCAGCGGTTGACCGGGCCGAATAGCAGGTGCGGCGGTTCGATGCTCCAGCTCGTGTCTGGCTCAAAGNCCAGGCCGCTGATGGACAGCCGATAGTCATCAATGCGCGTTGCGGAGTACGGGCCGGACATCGTGCCGTCAGGCCGGCGAATGCCAACAACATGCGCACCGCCTGCTGACCAGTCCAGTGGCTCGGACGACTCGATGATCCCGCTGTCATAGCTGAGCATAAGTGCGCTCTGCCCATACCCCGGCACGTCGTCAGCCACGCGGCAGAACGACATGAAACCGGAGTTCAGCGCGTCCAGTTCCGTGCCCCAGCGGTAGGCCCAGCGGCGGTGCTTGTGCGCCATCCGCTGCCGCATTCCGAGCCGCCAGGCGCGCGTCCGGTTGATGATGCCCTCGGCGGTGATCTTCTCGACTTTTCGACCAACATCACCCGGCAGGCGGCACTTAACCGTTTCCACCGCCCAGGTGTTTTCATCCACATACTCGACGTCCACACCATCGAAGTCATCAGGGCCAAGCGCGGAGAAGTCCCGCTCAAGCTCTTCAGTCATATTCTGCGGTGTATACATGTCGGTGCGCGGCACAAAGGTCTGCTCTGGCGATTCCCGAACCTCGTCACGCGCTGCTGATAGCCTGCCGCGCTCAATGGTCAAATCCGCATAGCCTGCCTTGAGCGCGTGCCCAATGATCTGCTTGACCGTCGACGCCGATTCGTACGCCATATCGAAATGGTCGCCGCGCTGAGCCCACAGCTCACCAAGGCGATCCAGTTCTTCAAAATCTAGGTCATCGTCCGTGTAGCCGATCGAGTGCGCGACATAGGCCACGAACGGCACGATGTCTCGCGTCGGCGTTTCCACGTCCCAGGCCCCATCGCCCGTCCGTACCGGTAGAACTCGCGTCACCTCGGCGGAAACCATCTGCTCGGACTGAGCAGCCAGGCGCTTTCCGCCCTTTACTCGGATGGCAATCGTCGTGACGCCCTCATAGGCCGTCGGCGGCTGAAGCTTGGCCCGTAGCCCATACCACTCCACGCCGTCGATGATCTGGGTGCTGTCCGACTTGGCTCCGATCCGGCGAAGGCGAACTTCCGGGCGCATCATGCTTGGCAGCTGCAGCGACTCGGTGTAGCCAAGCTGGTCAGCCTGGGCGGCCGTGTAGGTTTTGCGAACAGATGTCCAGGCGCCCGCAGCCGCAGAATCGCGGTATTGCATCTCGACGGTAACCGAGACGTAGAACTTACGCCCCTTCTTGTCCACCCCGACGATCCCGCCAGGAAACATGACGTCCCACTCGATATTGCTCGCCAGCTCATTCGCGGGGCAGGCCATGAATGGTCCCGTCCAGTCGCCCTCTTGCGTCGAGGCGTCCAGCGTGATGAGCGCATCGGCGCTGTTGAAGTCGTCGAAGCCTAGCCACTCCTGTGCGTCCGGCCCTCCCGTGTCGGTAAGGCGCTCCACGCTGATGGCCGTGGTGCTTGCCGCAACCAGGCGATAGCGCAGGCCGGCATATCCGATTGTCAGGTAGAAGGAGCCGACCGGCAAAGCCGTGACCGGCGAGCCGTCCAGATAGTCGAGCGTGATTTCATCAGGCACGCCTACGCCCGGCGTGTAGCTATGAACGACAAAACTGCCGGCATAGTCGCCCGCCACTTCGATGACCATACCAGGGAAAGGGGTCATCCAGGCCAGCGCGCCCTGAATGATGTCGCGATCCGCCCCGCCATCGACGATGGTGTAGGTTCGCGGCGCCTCGATCCGCACGATCATGCCTGGCGCCCAGCCCTCTGGGAACGAGCCGGCCCCGGACGGAACGGTGATGACGTCGCCACTGAAGATGTAGCTGGTGGCGGATGGCTGTGGCTCGACCGCATAGGTTGCGGTCAGCTCCAGGCCAGCGGAGCCGGTGGCAGTCGCGCCAACTTCCTCGGCGGTGTGCCACCACTCGGCAGCCGTATTGCCCGCCAGCGATTGGCCGGGCTGGTAGATTGTGTATTCCGCATCGCTGCCCAGGGATATCAGCGGCGTATCACCTACTAGGATTCGGCTGGCCGGGATCTCGAACTTGCCTTTGCCCACACACAGCAGCATCTCCACCCACTGGTCACGAGGCGACGAGAAGAAGCGATGTGGCGGCAGCAGGTAGTCTGGATAAACCCGGCGCTTGCCTGCCACCTCACGAATAGGCGAGTTGATTTTGACTTTGTTGCCTTTGGCTGACGCCTCGTTGAGCTCATCGCCGCGCGCCACGCCGCCAGAGCTCTTCATCTGCGGCTTGGGCATGAGCGTGATAACGAGCGCAACCGCCGCCACCGCAACGGCCGCATAGATCGCCAGCGCAGTTGCCGAAATGGGCTCCTTTGGCTCTGGAGTAACGTCCACCACATCATCAGGCTTGATGACGAAGCGATCCCACTCGGCAGACTGGACCAGGGCGCCGTTGACTTCAAAGCTGATCGGGTGGATCTCCCGCTCTGAATAGTTCTTCACGTTGGCGCGCAGCCAGGCGGCAATGGTCATCGGCTGGCCAATATGGTGCGTCTCCAGCGGCTCGCCCTGAAGCTTTGACGGGTAGATGCGGATCATGGGGTTACCTGTTGAAGTAGACGACCTTGGCGAAGCGCGCTTCAAACCTCGGGACGCTGGACCAGCTGGGCCCGGTCTTGCTGCCGGTGTCGAGCACAGCCAGGCGGCCGTCGATCTCGACGACGATTGCGATATGCACGCAGATGCGCCCGCGCCAGACTGTGGCAACCGCGCCCGGCTCCGGCCGGCACTCCTCGAAGCCTGAAGCCGCCTGCTTGACGCAGCGCGTGAATTCGGCGGGCATGGTGTTGCGCACATGCCCGAACGACGGCAGGTCGCCCTTCCCGAACACTTCCTCGCGCACCAGGCGCACCAGGCCGTAACAATCCACGAACGGCAGGTCGCGCCCCCCGTCCCGGTATGAGGACGAGAGGTATTTGTCGAGCCAGGTCATAGGTAACGAATGCCGGGGGCGAAGTTGACGGTGTAGAGGTCGCGCGGGAACGCCGTGTTGATGAGGTCGAAGAAGCCGGCCGTCACCTGCACGGTTGAACCCTTGATCTTGCCGCTAAGCACTGTCGCGCGATAAACCTGATCGGACGGCGCCGTTAGATCGCTGGCGAGGTAGGTCCTGAAGGTCAGGAACACCTTCTTCTCCGCCTCAAGCGCCGCGTCGATCTTTGCCTGGGCCTCCCCTGTGACGTTATCGATCGCGAAACTTAGGTTCTGCGCGCCGCTGCTGGTTTTCCTCGGCAGCGACAGGCCAATACCCGACGCCTTGAACGTCAGCTGCCGGCCGTCCTCGGTGATGCAGTGCTGATCCTCGAACCCTTCGGCCAGCAGGATCGGCTCTGCCCATGCCTCGCATGTCAGCTCAAGCGTATAGAGGATGGTGTCGCCGCCAGAGGCATAGACTTTTTCAAGTACTGTCATTCGGGCCACTCCTCGTTAATCCCCTCGTCAAACGCACCCATGAAAGTCTGGTATTTCGATTCGGGCCATTCGCGGTTGATAGCCATGTCAAGGATCGACGGGAACAGGATGAACTGCGGCAGATGCTGCCAGCCATCGGCGAAGGTCTGCTTCTCGCGGATCTCAAGCCGGCAGCTGATTGACCAGTAATCCGGGCCGTTCATGCGCGCGGTATAGGCAGGGCCGCTATCTGAGCCCACGAATCGCATCACGGTTTGGGTTGTTATCCCTCCGGTTTGCGCCCAGCCGGTAAACCACTCCTGACCCTCTTTCAGTTCCCAGCGGAACCAGGCCTCGAACAACTCGAATTCCTTTTGATGCATCCCCCAGGAAAGAGTCACGAAACTAGGCACGCTGGTGTACTTGCGCCGCTGCCGCGCCCTTCCGCTGACCATCGTTGTGCGGGACAGATTCGGCGCGTGCTCCAGCGAGTAGCCGGAAAGATCAGGGTATGGCAGTTCTGCGGGATACTCGATCATCTGCCCACCTTCTGGATTCCGAAATACTGACTGATCGCCTTGGAAGCCGGGCCGTCTCCGTGCAGGTCAGCCACGAATGCCGTCACATCCCATGAGCCATCTGGATTTCGGCTTTTCTCGACCGTGCCGGCCCTGCTCGCGTCTTCAACAAGGTTGACGTTGACCATCACGCCACCGCCTGACCCGCTATTGCCGCCAGGCTTGGTGTGATCAATGACGGTTTCCTGCGGGTGCATCATTGCGAGGAAGCCGCCCTTGCCATCCAGGCCGCCGCTACGTGGACCGTTGCCGGTGTATCCGCCGCCATCGAAGGACATGCCGACCGCTGCAATGTTGGAGACGAGGCCAGCTGTAGCAGCCGCAACCGAAGCCATGGCGCCAAGGTTCAGCGGCCAGGGGTTAGCCGCAGCCAGGGCGATGCCCTGCTGGATAGCAATCATCGACTGAGCAATCGCGAACGCTTTCTGCGCGACGAACATCGTCTTGTAGAGGCTCGATTGCTCGCCGGCGAACTGAGCCGTTAGGCCCGCAAGGTTGCCGAAGAGATCGGCGGCCCCTGCCAGTGCTACCTGCTGCCGGGCCGCTTCTATTTCGCTGACTTCTTGCTGATGCTGCGCATGAATGTTGGCGATGCGGGTCGCGTACTCTTCCTCGGTGATGGCTTTCGCCTCAAGGAATCCGCGCTGTTTTTCCAGTTCTGTTGCGCGCCACTGCTCAAGCGCTACAGCTTCCTCCTGGAGCCGGTAGAACTCGCTGCCGGCACCGCCAACCGCAGCATCCACACCGCCGCCGTCCGGCGCCTGCGAGACACCCTCGACAGTGCCTGGCGCCATGTCCGCATTCATCTGTATTTCACGGATGCGGCGCAGCGTTTCAAGCCGTTGCAAGGCCTCGACGTTGCCCTGGCGCTCGTACTCGGCGATCTTCTCGGCGTATTCAAGCTCGAACTGTGCGTCGTTCGCGGCACGCAGCTGGCCAGATTCGCGCAGGATGTCGATGCGCAGCTTTTCCTGCTCTGTCAGATCGCGCTTAGCGTCCAACTCTCGAGCTAGGCCGATCAGGTACTCGGCTTGCTGGCCGACGATGCCCTTCAGGGAACCCTGTTCGATTTCGAAGCGAAGGCTAGCAACTTCGCTTGTCTGTCCGTACAGAGCGAGCTGGCGAGCCAGTGACTTCTCCATCGATTGGTAGGAGTTCGTCAGCTTCTTGGCTTCAGCGTCGGCCGCTTTGGTGTCCTCAGCTATGGCAGAGACGAGTTTTTTAGTCTCAGAAATTGCCTTCGGGGGCTCAGTAGGACTCGGAAGATTCGCCTGCGGCCGATTCATCGCATCATTCAAAGCAGCCTGAATCTTCGCGATCTCGGCATCTAGCTCCTGCTCGTTGTAGTAGGAGACCATCCCGTCGCGGCCGAAGAAAACCAGCTTATCGAGCGCGCCTCCTTCCTTCATTTTTTGCAGGCGGACAAGCTCATCATTGAGCCGAACCACGTCATCAGCAGCGATACCATTCATCATCGCGGCGAGCTCTTCGGCACCCCAGCGAACGATTCCAACCGTCTCGCGCATGGCAGACGCAATGCCGCCAAATGCCGTGACTACGCCGGCTGCCAATTGCTGAGCAGCTTCTACCGTCGCAGGGTCAGCTAGGATGTCGGCAAGATCACCGATCGATTCGACCAATGCCCCACTGGCGCCGGACGTTTCGTTGACCTTGCCGACGAACACGCCGAACTGCGTCTGCAGGTTGACAAGCGCGTCTTGCACGGACGTTTCCATGGCGTCCGCAAGAGCCTTGTTCTCGTCACGGCTCCGGCGCAGGCCTTCGTTTAGCGCCTCAACAGAAAGCTTTCCGGTAGCGCCGAGCTTTCGAATTTCTTCTGTGCTGCGCCCGGTCGCATCAGCAATACCGTTCACGATGGATGGCGTTGCCGCAAGGATCGAAGCAAATCCGTCAGCGTCGATTTTCCCCTTCATCAGCGCCTTGGAATAAGCATCCATGGCGGTACGGGCTTGGTCTGCACGCGCAGCATCGCGAACCAGGGCGTAGGAGAAGGAATCTGTAATGTCCAGGACTTCGGATGTTGCGTATCCGAGGTCGCGCAGCGTGTCAGCCGTTGACAGGTAGACTTCCTGTGCCTCGCTCAGCGCTCGATAGGTGCCGTTTGCTGTTTCCAGCAGGCGTGCCTGCACCATCTCATACTCTTCGGTGCTGCTGGTGGCATTCCGAATGCGAGAGGCCATTTGGCCGTACTCATCAGACGCCCGGATAACGGCTCGAACACTCAAGAATGCGGCAAGCGGAGCGGCAACCGACCGAACCACGCTACCTAAGCTGCTGACGCTCTTTTCAGTGCGCTTTGCAGATTTCTCGAATTCGCCTAGCGCCTGGTCACCCTTCTTGACCTGCGTGCTGTCTACCGAAACGACCAGCTTTGCATATTCAGTCATTCGGCCACCTCAAAGTGCAAAGCATGGTTTTCGGAAATGCGCTCGATCTGCCGGCGAAGCCGCGGGTTCGCGATTAATAGCTCAGCGATATCGGCCGTTGCCTTCATCGGCAGCGACCAGTCAGCCACCAGCGCGGACGCCAATGTCGCGCGACGCAGACGAATCAAGCGCTTGCGCTCTGCCGGCTGCGCTGAATCCACCAATTTCCGGAACGGCTCCGCCTGTTTTGCTACGGCGGCAGCCACGGCCACAAACTCCTGGCTTAGAACGGACCGGACACTGACCCACTCCCGATTGCCGGCCGGGTCGATCAGCTCGACGCGAACCCCGCGACTCGCCTTGGTGCGGGTGTAAAAGTCCTGAGGCCGCATCTTTTCTCCGGGCATGAAAAAGCCCGCGCTAGGCGGGCTCTTTTGTGTCTTCTTGGCTACCGCGAAAGGCAGCGCTCTATTTGATCCGTGATACCTGAAAGGGCGGCCAGCGCAAGATCAGGGTTGGCGCCAGGCCACGACCCGATCGGGGTGTACCCATTGTTCGCTGCGGCTCCAGTATCAAGCTGCGCCTGGCCTAGACTGCTGAAACGGTAGATTCGGCCCGAGTCAGACTGCTTTAGCGCAAGCTTGAATCGAACTGAGCGAGTTACCAGTGCGCCTGCGCTATAACGAGCTGATCCACTTGCTACAACTGATTTCCCATCCTGCGCCACATGCTCAAGGACGCTGCCACCAGCTGACTGGCTGCTGCGCTGAATGCTGTAGTAGTTTCCTGTGTATACCCCAACGAAGCTGCGGCTTGAATCTGCTAACGTCTCGCCTTGATTGCTTACTATCTCAGCCACGCATGCGGGAATATCTCCGCTACGACCATCCCTGTGAAACTGCACCGCGGTTACAGCCTCAGCCGACGCATATGGCGCGAACTCCGCATCGTAGGCGGATAGCGTGGGCATCCTTCCTTGGCCTGCGCACCCTGCAGTCGCGATAGCAAAAATGCACGGAATCATTAGCTTACGCATCACGAATAACCCCAAGTAGAAAGCACCGACTTTACCAAATCGGTGCCCTACTGGCTCGCCACTCGCTGCTCAACCGAAGCCAGCCTGCGCAAAAGCATGATCTCGTGCGACTTCAGCGTGTGCCCGTAGAGATCGGCCCATGCCTTCAGCTCGACGAGCGAACCTATCGGCCTGGCTGAGCAGTACCACTCCCAGACATAGGCCAGTTCAGGCGGGCACGGTGGGCCATCCAGGCGGGACGGGCGCTTGCCTGTCTTCTCCGCAATGGCTTCCAGCTGCGCGCGAACGGTGATGCGCTTGTCCGGCCCTTTCTTCGGCCTTGGCCCAGCTGGCCGCAGCAGTCCAAGTTGATGCTCGGCGTGCGCGATCAGTCCTTCGGCGAGCCCGTCGAGCGTTTCCCAAAAAAACGGCGGCGGTCACTCGCGAACCGGTCCACCTCTGCGGCGACGTATGGCGCCTCGCGCAGGAACTCCAGCAGCGCTGCCTCAGTGAATTCGGCGTCTAGGGACCAGCCGATCACGAGCGCGGCATTCAGCCTCAGCTGCGCAATTTCCGTCTTCTCTTTTCGCTCGATCTCATCCTGAATCGATGCCAAGGCCAGCCTATCGCGCCGGAACTCGTCCATGGCGCGTCTGAACTCGTCCGAATCGACCCCGCGGATCTGCAGCCAATCATCCGTCGGCGTCCCGTCAGGCAGGGAGAGCGGCATGCGCTCCCCCTCGTTCGCCTTGGCCCGGGTGAAGAAGTCACTCGGTTTCATGCGAACCCCTTACGCCGGAATGCGGGTGATGGTGATCTCGGTGTCGATGGCCTGATCATTGAAGGCTCGGAAGTCGTAATTCTGGATGATCGGATCGTCGCCGCTGCCTTCCTCGCTCGAGGTCGTCAGCTTGGCCTGGGTCATGCTGATCTGATAGCTGTTCTCGCCATCGGTCAGGGTCACGACCAGCGGGGTCTTCGTCTCGCCGAGGTACTTGTCCTTCAGGCGGTTGTCCTCGATGTAGGCGGACAGGCTGCCGGAGACGTTGATGCGGCCCAGCTTGATGTCGTAGGCGTCACGGCTGAACAGGCGGTAGATCGCCTCCATGCCGTTATCGAGCGACAGGTTGAGCGCGGTCGCGTGGTTGAGGCCTGTTCCACCCTCGGTCAGCGAGCCCTCGAAGGTCGTCATCATCACGGTTTCGGTCGGGTCGGCGATGCTCTCGGTCACGCCATCGAAGACGTAGGCCTCCTCCTTGGTGCCGATCATGGAGAAGGTGATACCGATCTTGCCCTGCAGCGGACAGTCGATCGCAACGCTGCCGACTTCGCAGCCGCGATAGATCAGCCAGCGGCCAATGTCCTCGTTGTGCTTGAGGATGGCGAACTTGCGGCGAGTGCTGCCGGTCTTCAGGACGTTAGCAGTCCAGGTGCCGTGGAAAGCCGCCTCGAGCAGCATGTCGAAGGTGCCATAGGTCAGCTCGGCCTCGAGGTCGCCGGCCACGCTGGAAACACCAGTGCGCGATTCTGCTTGATGGCGGCCTGGCAGCATCTCGTCCGACTCAAGCTCTTCAACCGACTGACCCAAGCCATTGGTGATGAGGCGCAGCGGAATCCAGGCGACGGCCGGGTCGAGAGTGCCGCCGACACCCTCCAGTTTGATGTAGGTGTTCTGATTTACGCCTTGTGCATAGGGCATTTGCTATCTCCAGAAATGCAAAAGCCCGCTCAAAGCGGGCCGCGGTGTTTCGGGTTGTGGTTACGCCGGGAAACTCCAGGCGGTGCAGTAGACGCTGACGCTGACCGACTGCCATACGTCTTCCTGGCGAATCTGCGAGCGCTCAGCGCGTCGGATCAGTACGCCCTGCCCTTGGTAGTCGAGGCGCTTGCCTGACGCGAAGAAAGCCAGCAGCGCGTCCACGTCAGTCAGTAGCCCGGCGTGGCCGGTGTTCTTGGGGTGGAAGATGTCGATCTGCAGGATGCCGGTCCACTCCTGCGCGGCGTTCTTGCCTTGGGCGGCAGGAGCACGGCCAGTTGGCAGGCCAGTGAGGCGTGCCCAGCTCTGACCGGTCGGCGGCGTGAAGGTCTTGCCCTCGAATGCCGTTCGCGCAACAGGCATGACGCCGGATGCGACATAGGCCGAAACCAAGGCGCTATGAATCTTGCTCTCGCTCATGATCAGACCTTATTGTCGCGGATGGCTTTCTTAAGGTTGCGCTCGATGCGGTCGATGTTGCGACGAACCATGCCCTCGGGCGATTGCTTTGAGCTGCCTTTCTCGAGTTCTTCGATATAGGGCAGATCGTTCGCCAGATAGGTCTCTTGGCCAGCGCCAGGCGGCGTCTTTGCTTCGGCCTCTGCGATTGCTGCGCTAGCGCCAAGCCGATCGATCTCGCCGGATGCCGGCTGGCCTACAGTGGTTTGCCAGTTACCCCGGGCGCGCCCCGTGTCGACTGGCGTATCGCGGATGATCCCGCTGAACAGCGACAGCGTGACGGCACGGACGATGCGGCCTTCTGCCTCGCCCGTCTTCGATTTGAAGCGGCGCACATCATCAGCGAGCCCCATCAGCGCCTCCCCTGCAGCTCGTACACAAGCGGCGTGCCGGCCGGGTTGATCTCTTTGATGTTGACGATGGTCCAGGTTGCGCCGCCTGCGATGACGGTCGTGGTGAGCGTCGGCGGCGTAAGGCCTTGGGCTGCCACGAGGATCTTCTTGTCGCCCTGCTTGATTACCGTGCCTTCGGCGTAGCTCATGCCGGACTGCTGCAGCGCGTAATCCTGCAGGACGGCCTGTGCGGGCTGGTCGACCTCGACGCCGGGTGTCTGCGCGCCGCTAACCGGGTCGTACTCGCCCGGCACCGTGTCGCGCAGGGTGATGGTCTGGCCGAAACGGGCGATCAGGTTTAATGCAGTGGCGCTCATCCGATCATAGAACGCGCTCATGTCACGCCCTCACGGCAAATAGGCCACGCTTGACCAGATAGTCAGCGAACTGTGCCCGGCTCGGCCGATCCGGCGCGGCCGGCAGCAGGTAGCCAGATTGGTTCTCGGCGTACTGCACATCGACGGCGCCCTCTACCCGCTCGCGAATGACCGCACCGGTACGCTGACCTGGCGGATCAATGTCGTCCGCGTGAATCTCGGCAGCCAGGGCCATCTGGCCGTACTGGATGCGCGCCGGGATGTAGGTCGACGGCAGGACTTCACCGTCAAGCTCGACATCAGCACGAGGCCACGCCAGAGCCTGCGCAGCGCTCGCTTTGCGGCCTTTCCAGCCCATGACCTGCATCTGTAGTGCGGCGCGTCGGAGCAGAGCTTCCTGAGCCTGCTCAGTGCCAGGAACAGCCACCCCGTAGTTCGCGGCATAGCTGACCAGCTCGGCGGCCGTGGCATACGACTCACTGTCGGGCTTTCCGCTCCCGTCCTCGATGATCAGCGTCATGCGTTATTCCTTGGGTGGTTCTTTGGCGGGCTTGCCAGGCTTGCCCTTAAAGCCGCGAGATTTCATCTCCTCGGCCACCTTGTCTGGCACGTCTACCTCTCCACTTGCCGGGACCGTTACCAGCACCCCAGCGAAGTGGTAGAGGCCGGGTTTTCCGACCACTACCATTTCGATTCCCCTTAGCCGATGTTGCGCAGGCGCGCCATGTGGGTCTTCGACTGACGCACTTCCATGCCGAAGTCACCGATGATGCGGGTACGCTCACCGTCCTGGCCGGGCTGGGTGGCGTCCAGAGTGCGCCAGTTGCCGGAGTCGGAAGCGTTGCCGTTGGCCATCGGGACGATGGAGATCATGCCGGCGTCGTAGATCACCAGCTCTTTGTCGTCGAGGTTGGTGTCAACCACGATGCGGTTGACGTTGCCCACCAGCGGCAGATCGCTCGGCAGCTGCAGCACAGAGCCTTCATCGGCACTCCACTCGGCCAGGCGATTGCTATCGTAGTTGGCCGAGACCAGCTTGGACAGCTGACGCGCCTGCTTGATGCCGACAGCGATGGTGTTCGCAGTACCGCCACGGGTCACGATTTCCGCGTTGATAGCGTTGATCGCGTCCAGGGTCAACACGGCGGCCGAGTTGTCGACGTTGATTGCGCCGGCTTGATCCAGGAAGAAGCGCAGGCCACCGGTATAGCTGACGGTCTTGCCACCGATGGTAGCAGTAGCGCGACGGCCACGGACCAGTGCGCGGTCCATCTGGATGGTCAGCTGACGGATACGCTCGGAGACCTGGAAGCTCAGGTCGTTGGTGTTGCCGAACTGGGCGGTTGCCAGCGCGCGTCGCGAGAACTCGACCGCGGTGTCCATCGTCTGGAAGAAGTTTTCCATCTGATCGGGCTGGAAGATGCCGTCGTTCTCTGCGCCGGAGTTCTCTTCGCGAGCAACAGAGTCGATAACGAGGACGGTTCCGGAGGCGATGGTCGCGGCAGTGGTGCCACCGAAGCCGCGGGTCACGGTCAGGTTGTTGCCGGACACAGCGGTCACGAGCAGCACTTCGTCCGAGGCAACCGGAGAAACGGTCATGCCTGCGCGGAACTTGGTGCCGTCAGCCACTGCGACAGTGGTAGCAGCAGCCAGCGCTTCGGAGGTAGTGGCCGAGCTGGTGGCGTCGACGCGCATATCCAGCCAGGACAGCTTGTGCCCCTCGTACGGGACGCGAGCGGCGCCGAACTGCACGGTCTGCAGGATGCCGGTACGGTTGGAGCGTGCGATCTCGAACGCTTCGTTGATGACCTTGTCGTTCAGCAGAGCCGACAGCGACGAGGAGAGATTTTCGTTAGCCATTTATCAGTTACCTTTGGTCAGGTGTGCGGAGATGAATCCGGCCACGTCGCCCGCCTTCTTGGCGGCTTCGGCCTTGGTGTTGCTGTCCGATGCAGCCCCGCTGCCCGGTTTGGCTCCGCCAGCCCCGCTGCCAGACGCCTTGCTGCCGACGATCAGCGGCGCAAAGGCCGGATCGTTGACGAATTCTGCTTTCAGTTCTTCCAGGGTTGCCGCGCTCGGCTTGCCGTTGGCGTCGAGAACGACGACCGTAGGCTGGCCATCACGGATATCCATGCTCAGGCGCGCTTGAAGGTGAGGTAGGAGGGCTTTTGCGCTGCCCTGCACAGCCAGCTCGGCGGCAAGGTCAGTAGCGGCACGGCCAACCGTCAGCTCCTTGATCTGGCTTGCTAGGCTCTCGCGCTCAGACAGAAGCTCCTGTTCGCGCTTGGTCAGCTTCTCTTTCCAGCTGTTCTCCAGCGCCTCAACGTCGCCAGCCTTGCGGGCGCGCTCTTCCTCGGCCTTCTTGGCTGCTTCCTCGGCCTCACGGGCTTTCGCCTTCGCTGCCTTGGATTCGCCGAGCAGTTCCTCGAGCTTTGCCTTCAGGCCAGACACGTCCTCGCCCTGCGGGATGCCTTGGACCTTGAGCTGGTACTTGCCGCCCTTCTCTTCATAAAAGCCGTGCAGGCCTTCATCCAGCCCTTCCAGGCTGTCGCGTTCAAAATCGAGCATGTATCCCCCTGGGATGTGTTGCGCCCGGAACCCTGTTCGCAGGCAATAAAAAACCCGCTCTAGGCGGGCTCAGGATTACTTCGGTTCATCTGGAGGGCTTTCATCCTCCTGATCTTTCTCTTCGTCATCATCGGCGGATTGCAGCCAATCCGCGATTTCGGACTCGTTCGTGCTCATCCTGTCGTTGAAGCCTTCAGTCACCTTCAATGTAATCAACCTCGATAACCTTGTGAGATATGCCGCCAAGCGGGTCTTTTACTGCCTCTACAGACCTCACTTTATAGCGACTACCGGGCCTCAACAGAACCTCTCGCTCAGATGAGTTGATATTGGTGTAGTCGGAAATGTTAAGCGCGGACGATCCTTTTGGAGCATTGACCTTCAGGACCACTGATTTGCCTTTGTCTCCGCTAAAGCCGCCGATAAGCCCCGCATAGTTCTTCGCAACACCCTGGTCGATCGTAGTCGATTGAGGCGTAACGTTCTTAAGCGACTTACCTATCAGCCCTTCTGCGCTATCGAACAACTCAGCGCTGCGCACGCCTCGGTAGAGCACATGGTCCTTCGTTGTCTTGCTCTTCTTGATAATCGAATCAAGCCTGGCGGACTGAGCCTTTGCTGCGTCGACCGTAGCCGCCGAGTACTTCGCCGGATTTCGCAGCACAGCGTTTGCTTCATAGAAACCATCGCCCTTGTAGTACTCAACCGCAGCCACTTCATCACTAGACAGCTTGAGCTTTCTGGGAACAGACGCTGCCTTGGTGGGTGAAGCTGGTATTTCTACTAGGCGGTCTACGTTGGCAGGCTTTTTGATCGTTTCAATAGCGCGGTTCGGCCGAACAACTGTCGCCTTTGGCGTAGCCGGCTTAGAGGCCGCCAGTTCAGCCTTACGAAATGCCTCCGGCTCAAGCGATTTCATCTGCTCGAGTGAAAGCGGCTTAAAGTTCCGATCCAACTGCAGTTCGGCAAAACGCTTTGCGCTTAGCCCGCCATCTCTGAACAGCTTGGCTCTCTCGGGCCCGAGTGCTGCATCCTGAAAGCTAGGCGGTTGTTTTTTCAGCCAGTCGTAGTAGGTCTCATTGGCGTCAACATAGCCATCCTTTGACGCTCTGGTAGCGCCCTCATCCAGAAAGCTGTACCGATCATCCAGCTCGGCGGCGGTCGTGCTGCGGCAGCGGATGTGCGCGGGCGGTACCGGCCCCTTGCCCATCTTGAACACCCTTCCATCCAGCGACTTGCACTGTGCGGACGTGCGACCGTCCAGAGTGGAAACCCAGCGGTAGCCGGTCACCACGTCCGAGTTCGCCTTCCACGTCTCCATGCGCGCCACGCTGGCGACGTGCTGGATACCGGTTCGAACGACCGCCTCGGCATTGCGCCGGGTGATCGCTAACAGGCCGTCGCTGTACTTCAGCGCTTTGGTGCCGCGTATGCGGTTGATGATCTGCTGATTGGTCTCGCCCTGGACGTAGCCCATGCGAATAGCGCCGGTTACCCGGTTGCGCTCGGCCTGCGTCCAGTCAGCGATGAACGACTCCAGCAGCTTGCCGCCATCCGGCCCTGTCACGCTCAGCGGCTGAGCCTTTACGGCGGCCTGTATCGCTTTCACGGTCGGAGCCGCTGCGGTGATATTGACCAGCACCTGATCGAGCGATCTGGCCTCGAACTCGGCCTCGTAGGCGCCGATATCGAACAGGTCCAGCAGTAGCTGCGACGTGAACTCGCCGTGAATCTTGGCGAGCATCGCGTCGATTGATTTCAGCATCTGCTCAAGACGCGCCCGGCTGTAGTCGGTCAGCGTGTCGCGGCTCAGCCTGTCGCGTAGATCCTTGTCGATGCGCCGGAGGAAGGGGTCGATCTTCTCGACCTCTCCACTCTTGAGGCGCTCGAGCATCACGGCATTACGCGTTGCCGACTGTATTAGCAGTTCCGCCGTTGCCATCGTCGTCGTCCAGGTTCAGGCCAGACGTGCTGCTGGCAAGCTCTTCGCGGATCTCGTCATCGTCCTTCTCGGCATCGATCAGCCCGAATCGGCGGAACTGCGCCCACAGATCGGAATCTGTGATCGCCCCGGCCTGCCAGGACTTGACCAGTTCGGCCAGGGTCTGCGGATCAAGGCGGGCTTCGATGAAGTCCTGATTGAGCGCATACACACATTCGCCAGTTGCGCCCATGAACTCCGCAGCGCACTGCAGCGCCTTGGTGTAGGCTTCGCTGACGTTGGATGCGACCAGGGATAGAACCGAATGCTCTGCAGCGTTATCCGACGCGGCCTCAGTGGCAGTCTTCGTGGCGCTGCCCTTCTCGATCAGGCGGGCACCAAGGGCAACCATCTGGCGCTCTTTGGCGTCCATCGCATCTTTGGCCAAGCCGTTCGGCTGAGCCTGCAGGATGCCGGCAGATCCACCTTGCGGCAGCGGCAGGATTGCCCGGGAGCCGAAGTAGATGCCCTTCTCTTCGAGCATCTTGACCCAATGATCGTCGAGCCCAGCCATGTAGACCTGCGGCTGGCCGACCAGATAGACCGAGTCCTCGTAGTCCGCACTGTTCCGGTAGTGGCCGATGTTGATCTCGGCCAGGTCGTACAGCGGCGACTCATCGATCGACGTGTCGTTGTTCTGCGAGCCGACGAAGAAGGCCGTGATCTCGTCCCATGGCGCGCCATTGCTTCGGCGCGGGTTGTAGGTCTCTGCGATCTCGAACGCGCCCTCTCCGGCCGCCTGGCGCCACACATCGACGGTGTAGACGCCATCGCGCAGGCTCAGCACGCGGTATTGAGGGTATGTCTTGACGCCGAAACCGTCCTCGACCTCGTGCGTCTCGCGCAGCACAGCCAGCGACAGGAGGTGACGTGCGCCTACCTTTGTCGTCCGCCAGTTGATGACCGCCTCAGCCGGGTATGCCGTAATGGTCGCCCGCGCTTTACCGCTCTGCATATCGGCCCGGCTAGCTGACTCAACCGCAGGGAAGTCGACGAGGATCAGCGCGCGACCAGTCTCCAGCACATCAGCCAGGACCGTCTGCGACTGCTGGTAGACGCTGATTCCTGCGCCATTGGCATCGGTGGCCATGTAGTCGAGCAGCGCCGGCACAGTGAGCGTCGGCACCACGCGGAACACGGCACCGACCAGGCCGTCACGAGTCCGCCCGGTTGCGTTGTAGAACACAGCGCGGGCCAGATAGCTCTCGTACCGCTCGGCATTCTCCTTGCTCGTGTCGTGCTTGTTCGGCTTCGGCAGGTAGCGCTGTTCGGCTGCCCTGACCGCCTCGGAGCCCTTGCAAACGTCGCGCACCAGGCGCCAACGGGCTTGCGCTGCCTCGTATTCAGGGCGCATGTATGTGACGTCGGCCATTATCGGGCGAATCCCATGTTGATTGAGGTTGCGGGCTTGATGATCGGGAAGCGGTGAACGACGAAGTAGCCGAAGGCATCGGCCGGGTCTTCCGTGCCGTCCTTGTTGGGCTCTCCGTGCTCGTTGTATGCCTGCTGCTCGAGCACCTGAGTGGTGACCGGGCATTTGTCGGTGTTGATCTTCAGCCGGCGCACGCCCTCGCCGTTGAGGAACATGGCGTTAACGGCCAGAACGCGGTCACGAACCATCGGGTTTGCCGGGTTGACGCGGACCGTGAAGCCGGCCTGCTTGAGCAAGCTGTGATCGGACTCGCTACCGTTTACGCTCTTGCGGTTCTTACCGCTGGCGTCTGGGTACACGGTGATCTTGTGGCCGGGGAATCGCTCAAGTAGTGCAGCGATCATTGCCGGCGTATCGAATAGGCTGGTCAGCTCATCCAGTTGCCGCGGCTCACCATCACGAATGACGAACACGCAGGCCGCCATCCGATTGATGTTGAAGTCCATACCTACATGCAGCTCTTCACCCGGACGAATCGTCTCGTCGGTGTGATTCAGGCGCCGGCAGAAGTTCGGATAGACCGATCCGCTCACCAGGTTGACGAACTGGCCGTCAATGTAGGCGTCGACCAGATTGGCCGGGTACGACTCGCGCAGCGAAGGGATGTAGTCCTTTGGCAGGTTCTTGGCGTTCTGCCGCGTGCTGGCATGGACGATGCCGTACAGCGGGCGCTGGCTTGGGTTTGCGGCCAGTTCCTTGACGAACTTGCGATATACCCAATTGAACCCCTCCGGCGTGGTCGTCACGTCGATGGTGTTCTCTCCGCGCGTCGGCCAGACGGTCGACATACGGGCGATGATCTTTTTCCAGGCGCTGTCAGCCTTCTTGATCGGCATGCAGTCGATCTCGTCGACCAGCGCGTGCGCGATGTTGAAGCCCACGATCCGACCAGGGTGCTCCATGCTCTTGCAGACGATCGTCGACAGGCAGCGTCCTTTCGCGTCGCGCAGATGCACCCGCTTGTTGCTCGGCACGATGTCAGCGAACAGCCCGAAGGCCTCAGCAACACACGGTATCGTGTCGTAGAAAATGTCCGCAATCTGCGGATAGGTCGGTGCGAAGTAGCCCTGCGGAATGCCAGGGTGCTCCAGTGCGTTGATACACAGCCGCACGCAGCCTACGAACGTCTTTCCGCTTCGATACCCGCCGACGAACGCAGAGAACTTCTTCGGGTGACTGATGAACTCGAACTGCGGCTTATTCAGCTTCAGGGTCGCTTGCATCTTCCACCCCGATGATGACTTGCTTCGGCTCAGGCAAGCTCTGATTCGGGTCTTCCAGTTCCCGGCGCAGCTTCTCGATGCTCAGGCGCTTGGCCTCCAGATCAAGCCCAATGTCCGGGCGATCCAGTCCGAGCAACTTGGCCTTGCCGAGCGTCGCGCTCACCGCTGCAGATGACTGGGGGTTCTCGCAGCTCAGCGCTTTGACGCGGGCCTCTTCCAGTTCACGCAGCAGGTCATCCACGGTGATCTGGTTGCGCTCTGCAGCTGCCTGGCGCATCTCAGCCAGTCTTACCGCGACCTTACCGTTCGCCAGTAGCTCGCTAGCCTTCACCGCGATGGTGCCGGCCTTCATGTTCTCGGCGTTGTACGCTCTTCGGTAAGCCTCGCTGGCATTCCCCGTCTCCAGGTAGGCCGAGCAAAAGGCCTCCTGCTTTAGGGTCAAGCTCATGCGAGGAACCTCGGTTATGTCTCCGCGCTCACGAAACCCATCCACTCCTCCACGATCCGCTGCAACACGGGCTCGGTCAGGATGCTGGATGGCTGCCTCCCGGCTATTACGTCGCGAAGGAGGCTGTGCGGTATCTGGTGCACTGCGTCAGACGCATCGATGATGACGTGCGGCTGCCTGTCGGTTAGCTCTACGACGTTTTTCATGGGCGCGCTCTCGGTTTACTGCCTTCCACGCCTCCATCCCCGCCATCAGGCATACGCATAGAGCGAGGTAGGTGAACAGGCATATGGCGTGGAGGCGTTTCATGTGATTACCAATAGTGTCGAATTGCCACTTCGCAGAGAGCAGCGCCCTCGTTAGGCTGTCAGCGCCAACCATCAACCCAACGAAGGACATCTCTCATGACAGACGTAGCGCTCAAGTGCGGCAAGTGCGGTAGCAAACAGCTCCAAGTGGAGGCCGACCCGAAGGACGATTCCGTTGTTACCTGCGGAGGATGCGGGGCGGTCGGCACCTATGGCGACGTCATGCGCCAAGGCAAAGCCGAGATCATGAAAGCTATGCAGCGGGAACTCAGCAACATGTTCAAGCGCTGATAGGCTGGAGCTGATGCCAGCGGCCAGTTCTTTGAGCTGGCCGTCGTCTACCTGAATTGTCAGGCCGTCGTACTCTTCTCGATTCATACAGCCGCCTTCTTCTCTCCCCAGCGGATAGCTAGGTCGCGGAGCTTCTCGGTCCCAATAAACCCGCACGCGCCGCCGATGAACGTCGCCATCGACTGAGGCAGGCCGAAATACTCAACCAGAGGGACAAGGGCCAGCGTAATCAGGCCGCATAGCAGTCCCTCTAGGATCATCTGCCGCTTCGTGCCGCCGCCATACACCACGCGCAATACAGCGATGGTCACTGACAGGCCGAACGCATACAGGCTCGGGGCAACGGTCTGCAGCCATGCGAGAGCCGCAGCCCACGTTTCAGGACGGTCGGGCATCTTCATATCTCGGTTATCCCGCATGGGGCAGTTGGTTAAGTCCGGCCTCACATGCGCGTGCGATCCGCCTATGAGCAAGGAGGCAGGCATGGGGCCGGAAGAGGGTTGCCGTGAGGCGAATAAAAATCCGCGCGATTTGTGCGTGCAGTCAGAGGCATGGCGGATGTATTGCTGGGTTGGGCGCATGGTGGCGAGCCACTCAAACGGCCTTTAGCGCCCGAAACTGGTATTTGATTGCCGACTGAAGCGCGGATTGGCTTTCGAATCGGCATAAAAAAACCGACACAGCGGTCGGCAGGAACAAAAAAGCCCCGGCATTTCTGCTGGGGCTTTCTGTGAATCGTTGTGCGTGGATGAAGTTTGCCGACCGAACCACGCACAAAAACTAAACGTAGGAGGTTTAGCTGTACCTTAACGCTTACCGAAGGGACCGACCTGAGAAACTGACCCTAAGGCAGCAAAACCCAACCCGAACCAGCAAAACCTGATCACGAATTAAGCGATCTTGCACATCTCAACGCGTGAAAAGTCCAAGATAGGCAAACAATACTGCCAGCCTGCCACTCTGTCAAGCAGCCTGACATGAAATTAATCCTTCCATGTCCAGAATGTGTTGCGCCTCAATCAGTGCCTTGTTCACCTGGTCTTCCAGATCGCGGCGGATGGCCGACTTCCAGCGGTGCTTGGTGCGCTCGGCCACGGGGTCTTCGCTCCAGCGATCCATGTCGTACCATGCGGCCGGCAATACGCTCGTGCTGCGCTTCCCTTCTGCGCCAGGCAGCTTCGGGAATGCCCATGTGGCGACGGCACACTGAACGAACCGCTCGGGCGCTGGAGACTTCACCGAGCCGGCCAGAGCCATCATGGCGTCGTGCTTGCGCTCCAAATGGGTGCTGTACTTGGCGACGAGGGCCAGCCACAGACCAACCGGCAGCGCCTTGTGGAGCCGGCCATGAACCCAGCAGTCCGTCAGGAACGCCGCCTCCTTCCCGCTGATTTCCCCAGGAATGCGCGCTTTTTGCACTTTGGGTTCGAAGTCACAGCCCCCTGCCGAGTTGATCACCTCCGACGCCAGGGCGCGGACTACTGCGGAAACCACGTTGCGATAGGTCATGCTGCTTCCCCCTTGAGCATGTTCGGATTCACCGTGTGCCGGCCGACCTCGCCGAACTCCGCGTGATGGATGATGCACTTCATGTTCTGCTGAGCCCGGTAGCCGCCCCATGCGGAGTAGGCATCCTTGGCGGTCAGGGTGTTGAAGGACTCGACGGTAACGCCGCTGTATTCCTTGACGCTCTGGTGGTGGACGTGGCCGATGTACCAGTAGCGGAACTCGGTGCGGCCCCATGCCTGCGCCTGGTCTGTGGCCATGACGCCCGGGAGGCGGTCAGGCTTGCAGGAGTGGCCGTGGTGCATCCCGATAAGGACCTTGCCGTGCTCGTGGTACATGAACGGCGCCGGCGAGGTGTCGATCGTCACGCGCGGCTCGTTGGCGTAGATGTGGCTGAGGGCGATGCTCAGCCAGATAGCACCGGTGTCGTCGTGGTTGCCGATGACGTTGCAGACGCGCACCCGTGCGTGCTTCATGAGGGCCGACTCAATGCACTGCCGCATCACCTTCACGCCAACGCGGATCATCTTCGCGTAGCGCCCGTCGACGTCCAGGATGTGGCCTGACCGGCTCGTGGTGCCTTCCATGTTGTCGGCATGGAACCAGTCGCCGCAGTTGATGATCAGCGCTTGTTCGCAGGCTGGAGCCATATCGACCAGAGCAGCCATGGCGCCACACTGGACGCGCTCAGCAATCGACAGATCCCAATCGCTACCCTGCGTCTCCTCTCCCCAGGCGCGCATGCCGATGTGGGCGTCGCCGATCGGGTAGGCAGCCAGCAGATGAGACAGGTAGCTATTGCCGGCCTTGCGCGGCTCCACCTGCGGCAGATCCTCGGACATTGCCTGGCACGCTTCACGGATCAGCTCAGCCTGGCGCTCTTGGTCGATCGTGGTCTTGACCCACTGGAGTTTCGGCTTGCCGTCTTCGTCGTACAGGGTGGACGTGCCTTTCAGGCGGAAGCCATCCGGCACGCTCTTGGTCATGTCGTGCTCTGGGCTCCATCCTTGGCGAGCCAGACGCGCCTTGTGGGTGTAGACGTTGCGCTCGTGCAGCCCAAGGATCTGCGCAGCCTCTGCCACAGTACGGCCCGTCAGCGCGGCCTTGATTGTCTCGTCGTCGTGCTTGCGTGCGGCCATCAGGCTGCTCTCCCCTGCTGCATCAGAATTCGGATTGTCTCGATTGCGCGCCCGCTCTTGATCATGGCGGGGTCGCAGCGGTAGTTGGTCACGCGGCAGCCCTCAGCTCGATAAGCTTCCGCACCCAATCAATTACGCTCCTGTCTCTTAGGTGATTCGATGCGACCTCAAGAACAAGCCATCCAAGCATGGTTGCTTCGTTCATCTTCTCCATGTCGCGCAACCTGCCCTTTCCTGACGTATGCCCACCGCTTCCGCCCGACCAAATTCCTCCGTGAATCTCAACCGCGACCTTCATATCCGGCCATGCGAAGTCAAACAGCCACCGCCTACTTGGGTGGAACTTGTATTCGCGAACGGCACCAACCAACAGCCCCTCTTCCTTCAGCATCTGGTAGAGATCGCGCTCAAGGTGAGACGCATACTTCCCGTCTTCCAGCCTGATTTTCCCTCGGCTCCGAGTCATGCATTCCACGGAGCAAAACGTTCCGGCATCGGCTACACGTTTCAAATCGGACTCCTTTATGAAGAACGGGGCGCAGCAGGTGGCGCACACCCTGTTTGGCGTGCTGTTTCGAAATGATTTTTTCTGGCAGTCCGCAGAGCAGAACTTCCGCTTATGCGCATGAGATGCAGGAACATCGAAATCGACTTGGCACGATGGGCATGTCTTGCTCGATACCTGGGCCTTCTTCCGGCACTCATCGGAGCAATAGACGCGAGCCTTGCCTCTCGTCTGGCGAGACGGCTTTACGTGGAACTTAGAGCCGCAGCCTTTGCAGGCCACATCGTTTTCCTTGTATCGCGGATTGCCTGAACCTGACCTCGCACAGGTGTGGCTGCAAAACCTACCCTGCCCCTTCAGCACATGGGACGGCGCGGCATAGAAAGGCGCATGGCACTTTTCGCAAGCCTTATTTGGTGTTGGTTTCTTTCGCTCACGCATGCCGCTCGCAGACGATTTTCCCGATCCAGCACTTTTCACCGGCTTGACCGTGGTTTGGGCTGAGGCTTTACGGATCGGGAAAGTCATCTACTCCCCCTCGCCTTCAGCGCCGCCACAACGGCAGGACGCGCACTCTCCGGAATAGCTGCCAGCAGCTGCGGCCCGAGCCTCTGCTTCTCCGCTTCCGGCAGGCCGCGACACTTCCACCGGATCCAGCACGCTTTCTTGTCCGCTTCGATCAGCGCCCGAGCATCGGCAGTCAATTCCGCCAAGTTCAATCCAGCATTCGCCGCAGAGCACTTCATCCCCTAGCCTCGCCTGTACGTCGATTCGAGAGAGCTTCATACGATGTACGCCTTCTCTTCTGGAGTGCGGCAGTCGATGGTGTTCTGCTGGCCAAATTGCTCGGGCATGTCCGCGATCGTGAAATGCTTCGGCGACTTGTCCGCGTGCATTTCCTTCAGCCGGCCGACGTGCCCGGTCAGCTCGTTGATCAGCGCGCGGTAGCCGCCCTTGTGCTGGCGGTCGTCGTTAAGCTTTCCAGCGGCCTGTGCGTCGACGATGATCGCGAGGCAGGCCAGCGCATGGGCCAGGTGCGGCACGCCGCTGTCCGGGTCGTTCTCTTCGCCCTCAAACCAGGCATTGAGGTGGCGATTGGCGGCGTCGAAGTAGATCGAAGCGCGCACACCCGATGCCCGCCAGTTGGCGCGGCCGTATTTCAGCATCCCGTCAAGCAGGCCAATGGAGCCCATGGCACTAGCAGTGGTCGGCCACAAGTGGATCGGCAACTTGCTCGAACCGATTGCGTCCTTCGGGTTCGTTGCTTTCAACTCGCTCATGCTGCGGCTCCCTTGCGGTGGAATTTGCGGTCATACCAGCGGTAGAAATACTGGGCGAAGGTGATGCCCAGCGAGCCGCCCAGGCCGGAGATCAGCAGGAACGGAACGGTATTGATCTGCGAGTGGGCGACCGACCAGATGTAGGCGAACTGAGCCAGCGTGATCAGCCAGGACACGACGAAGCCTGCCGGGATCTTGTCGTCGCGCAGGAGCTTGCTGTTGAGCCCCAACAGGAAGACCTGGAAGAAGGCAGAGGTGAAGACCATCACGGCCTGTAGTTCTGGAGTCATGCTTGCGGCTTCCTCGTTGCTCTGTTGTTTGCGATCAGGGGGAGCTGGCCGGGCGCCAGGTTCCATGCGAATGTCTCTTTGCATCTGGTGGCGCATTGGCGGGCGTTCAGGCTTGGCATATTGCTCATGGGCTCGCCGCAGTCAGGGCAGGCGCGGCCGAGTGGGGAGTCGGTCATGCGGCACCTTTCACAGTCAGCAGCCCATCGCGGAACCAGATCAGCTGGGTTTCAGCCAGGGCGCGCAGAAGGTCGCCCTCGGTCAGTTCGCCGCGGCGCCGGCCATCGAGCACGGAGTGGCAGTGGTCACAGGCAAAGCAGGCGATGACATCAGGACCCTTCATGCCGACGCCCTTATGGCCGCATGGGATGTGAGCCAGAACCACCGTGCCGTCATCGTGGCCGCAGCCTGGAAGGCGAAGCGTGCAGGTCTGGCCCTTGGCGCTGTCGCGGAGCTTCTTGGAGACGATGCGGGTCATTTCGATATTCTCGTCATGCCGCCGCAGTGCTGGCATTTGGTCTTCTGCCGATTGCCGAGGCGCCTCATCTCGTCGGCGTAGCGCTCGTGCAACTGGTGATACTTCGTCTCCTGGTTCGCCAACTGAACCAAGGCGTACATCGGATCAATCTTCTCGTTGCAGTCCTTGCAGGTGACCTGAGCGAGCGCCTTGTCGATGATGAAGCGGGTATGCCTGCACTTACTCAGCTGCCACTCGGGCACCACCTCCAGCACCCGGCCGGATTCGAGTTTCGGCTTTACTGGCAGACGGGTTACTTTGTCGTCAGTCGGTATATTCATGCGGCAATTCCCCAATGGTCAGCCGTGGTGAAGCGCACGCCATGCTCAGCCGCGAACGCTTCCATCACCTCGAACATGTCCGAGAACCACTTTTTGCTCTGCTTGCGGGTGGAGATGCCCAGGACCACGAAGCCGCCATTCAAGCCTGGCACGGCGCGCTGCTGCTCGACTGCCGCGCTGAATACGTGCTTCCAGTCGGTGTCTTCGAGCTTCTGGCCGTACCACTCAACCTGGCGGCTGATGTCGCGCAACATGGCCCACATACGGCGGTTCTGAGCGTCGCTGCGGACCTCCTCGCGCATGGTCCAGACGTAGCCGGCGCCCAGGTCGATCTTCTGCAGGCAGGCGATGGCGCGCTGGCGGTCCATCTCATTGCGCAGCGGGAAGGTTGGGTTAGCCATGACGGCGCGCCTCCCGCTTGTCGTGGTCGTCCTGGCAGGAGATGCAGCGCTGTGCCCACGGAGCTGCAGCGCGACGCTTGGCAGGAATCTCCTCGTCGCAGTCGATGCAGAACTCAGCGCCCTGCCCCTGCAGCCTGGCCTGTACCAGCGCCACGCCCCCTATACGATCTGCCTCCTCTAGGCCAGAGGCGCGGTCTGTTACATCGGGGGCTGTGCGGGCCTGCTCGAAGGCGGCGGCCATTTCCATGTAGTCGGTCATTTCCGTGCTCCTACTCCGCGGTGGGTGCTTCCGTCAGCACAGACGACGCGATGGTCATTGCCGCGGGATAGGCCTATGCCCGCCCCGGTGGTGTGTCGTATCTGGTAGCCCTGGCGCTGCAGGAGCTGGATGGCGTGCTGCTGAAGGAAAGTCATGCGGCAGACCTCCCGTAGCGGGACGCAAGAGAAGTCGTCTTGGATGCGGCCTGTGGGTGCTCCTCGGGCTCAGTCCAGCCAGCTGCTAGCTGCTCAAAGCGGCTGTACTGGCCAAGGAATGCAGTGCGGACAGTGCCGGTCTCAATGTCGCGCCCTTTTCCGATGATCACTTCGGCGACACCCTTGTATTCGGTGTCCGGGTTGTAGACCTCGTCGCGGTACACGAACATGATGATGTCCGCGTCCTGCTCAATAGCGCCCGATTCGCGCAGGTCTGAGCAGACGGGCCGCTTGTTCGGCCGCTGCTCGCACTGGCGAGATAGCTGCGAAAGAAGGATCACTGGAACTTGCAGCTCTCTTGCCATTAGCTTGGCGCCGCGGCTCATGGCGCTGACCTCTGTCACACGGTTCTCGCTGCGACCTTCTGACTCAAGAAGCTGCAGGTAGTCGATGACGATCAAGTCGAGGCCATAGCGGCGCTTGTGTCGGCGTGCGGCTGCGCGAACCTGGCTCATGGTCATGCCTGGCCGATCCGACATTTTCAGTCCAGAGTCCTTGAGCTTGCCGGCTGCTGCATTCAAGCGCAGACCGTTCTCGCCATTGGCGCCGCGGCCGCTCTTGATGTCCTGGAGCGGTATCTTTCCCTCGGCCGCAAGGAAACGATCCATCAGCTGACCGTTGCTCATCTCTAGGCTGACGATCAGCACCTGCTTACGCTGCCGGATTGCAACATCAGCCCCGATGTTCATGGCCAGCGTGGTCTTTCCCATGCCAGGACGGCCGGCGATGATGATTAGCTGCTCTGGCTTCAGGCCTTGCAGTTGCTCGTCAAGATCGCTGATACCGGTGCTCAGTCCGTCCAGCTTTCCGCGAAGCTCTTCGCGACGCTCCAGGACCGGAAGATGCTGCTCCAGAACATCCCAGGCTGACACGATCTCTGCCGATGCAGACTCCGCGTCGACGCTCATCGCCTCGGACTGGATAGCCGCGATCTTGTCCTCGACAGGACGATCACTCGTGCCAATCTCGGTTATCTTGGCGCCGACAGAGAGAATGGCTCGATCAATAGAGCGCTCGCGCACGATGCCCGCATAGTCCTTTGCAGACGCAACGCTAGGCGTATTCTTCACGACCTCGGCGGTATAGCCGAGAGCATGAACGCCATCAGCAAACACGCCGATCTTGTCAGCAACGGTGAAGTAATCGATGGCCTTGCTGTTTGCCTGCAGCGCCATGATGGCTTCAAAGACCTGAGCATTCTCAGGCCAGTAGAAATCCTCGGCGCGTAGATCAGCAGAAAGCACATCAATGAGCTCGGGACGGATCATCATCGCTCCGATGACGCCCTGCTCGGCTTCTAGGCTATATGGCTCACGCATGGTAGTTGCCCTCCACGACCTTGACGAAGTTGGAGGGGCAGATCAGCCAATCGAAAGAGGCACGAAAAGGCTTGCCGCCGTTCTTGCCCTGGGTGCGCCCCATAAGAAAGTCGGAAGACTTGACCGTCTCAAAGTAATCACGCCAGAAGTCGACGCTCTGGTGAACAGGGCTATCGTTCCAGCGAGCCTTCAGCTTTGCTTTACGCTCTGCATTCAGGATCACTACTGCAGGCAGCGCAGGAGTCAGCGTCTCGTTGAACAGATCAGTAATCAGTTGATATGGGCACCGATTGAGGCCCTCTTGAGGGACTCCCTGATTACTCCCTGTATTACTCTCTTTTGTATTACTTCCCTGCGTGTTTTCCGAAGGGGGTTCATCGCCTTTTCCGAAGGGGTTCGCAGCGTTTTCCGAAGGGGTCTTCGGTTTTCCGAAGGGGTTCTTGATTCGAATACGGCGCTCAACAACGCGCTTGCCATCTCGGATCAGCTCAACGTCGACCAGATCCTTAACAGCCAATCCGCTGATGATCTCGGAAACGCGAGAGATAGAAAGACCGAAGAACTCGGCGAAGTGCGCATTGCTGGCATAGCAGCCGCGCTGCTTGTCTTGAAGGCTACCGATCTCGACCAGCATTACCTTCTCAGTAATAGACAGGTCGTAGTCCAGCCAAAGGTCGGCAGGAATCCATACACCCTGGAATTTGCGAGCAAGGTTCGTCATACAGACACCCCTCGCGACAGGGACTGGCGCTTACAGATAAACATGGTTTAAACTCCGTGCGTGTGCTGCATTACAAGGCTTTCTTCGGTTGCAGCCGAATGAGCCAACGAAGCCCGGAGGTGACCTAAACAGTCCCTTCGGGCTTTTTGCTTTTCAGAGGGGCGAACACATACAACGACGCGCTTTGCAGCGATCATTGCTAGGTGTTGGTGAATGGCTTTGTTCACTTATCAGTCCCTCATTTCGGGCTATTCAGCCCGGCGCCGAAACGGTTGAACCGTCCCCGGCATGCTTCTTGGCCTGGTGCGCTTGGTGATGGTGTCTTGAATGCCCTTCTTCGCTAGCTCAGCTGGATCAATACCCAGCTCATGCGCCATATGCGTCAAAAGCTCCAAATCCTCATCGTTCAACAGCTGCCCCAGGTCCATGTCGGTGTTGTTGGCAGACATAGAGGCCCTCGTATGGGCCTTCAGGCCGCAGTGATGCTTCGCGTAAGCTCTTCTCGCTTCTCGTCGATCCAGGACTTCAGGATCTCGCGTGCCAGTACCGCCTTCTGCGTGCGGTGAATGGTTGCGAGGTTCTCTAGAAAGGCCTCGTACTCGTCGTCGAGACGAACCTTTGTCTCGTTCCGGTTTTTGTGTCGCGGGTCTGCATACATGGCGATTTCCTTATGCGGCTTCGAATGGGTTAAGCGGCTTCTTTGCCGTCTTTTGGATTCAGCAGGTCGTGGAGATCGGGTCGCATGCCAGCCAGGGTCAGCTCGTTATTACTGGCCTTCTGCAGACGAGCAGCGAGCTCGGCAGATGCCTTGCGGTGACCTCCGGCCAGCTGCCACAGGTAGGCAACGGACGTGGAGGCGGCGGAAGCGAGAGCCTCGCGCTCCTGTTCGTTGTGGCTGTGCAGCCAGTCGCGGATTTGGGTGGACATTGGGAATCTCCTGTTCATACAGGAGCGAATTTAGCGTGCCGCTAAAGTTTGTGCAACAGGGAGTTTAGCAACATGCATATTTCATCGTTAGCGCCAAGCTGTAATCCTATGCGGATGGATATCTCATCGATTCGCCGACAAAATCTGCTATCTCTCCTGAAAGGGCGGTCTAAGCGCGTCTGCGCGGAGCTCTGGGGAACGTCTCCCTCCTATGTAAGTCAGATGCTTTCCGACAAGCCGACGCGGAACATAGGGGACGATATGGCACGGAGAGTCGAGGTCGCGGAGCTCCTACCGCATGGCTGGCTTGATCAGCTACACGACGAAAGCAATCGCACGCTGCTAAACAATGTCCATACACTGCCGATATCGCGGAATAGCGAGCTGGACCTGCTTGGGGATATCTCCTCGTGGGACGGTGAAACGCCAGTGGAGGACGAGGAAGTGGAAGTACCGCTGTTTAAGGAGGTTGAGCTCGCAGCAGGAAGCGGATCGGCGGCCGTGATGGAGATTCCCGGCCGATGCATCAGGCTTTCTAGGGCGACCCTGCGCACTTGCGGAGTCGACCCGGCAAATGCAGTAGCGGCGCAAGTCACAGGCAGCAGCATGGAGCGCGTCATTTTCGACGGCGCGACGATCGGAATCGACCGCGGCACAACGTCGATCCATGACGGCGAAATCTACGCGATTGACCACGACGGAATGTTGCGAGTGAAGTATCTCTACCGGCTTCCAGGCGGCGGATTGCGCCTCAGGTCTGAGAATGACGTCGAGTTCCCCGACGAGCACTACACGGCCGAGCAGGTCGCAGCATCAATCCGGATTATCGGATTCGTCTTCTGGTGGTCCACCATCCGCCCCGTCAACCGACGAGGCCGCTCGTTCTGAGCATTCCGCGCCAGGTCACTCTTTCCTGGCGCTTCTCTTATCGATAACAGCACCCTGATAGTCGGGCAGGTAGGCCGCCAATTCGTCGCGTAGCAACACGCGCGCGCCTTCCGTGCCCAGATCCTCAACCAGAACCTGAACGGCAAGCCTAGCGAGCTCTGCCGAGCTTCCTGCTGCACCTTTTAGGCCGCCGTCCAGCCACTTAGCCTCAACGCCTCCTCTCACAGTCACCCCTGCCATAACTACCTCCTGTCGTTTTTCTGCCAACCAGCGCTCATTTCGCTGCGTCAGGGTAAGACCTGCTGCGGCCTATTTTTATCCTTGCGCTAAATATTTAGCAGAAAATTTAGCAAGACCTGTTGACGAGCATTTAGCATGTCGCTAAATTTCACCCATCGACGCAGCAGCACCGCGTCAGGGCCTCGAAAGTCGCCCATCGCTCTTTAACAGATTGGGAACATCGCGGCGGGGTCCGGGCAACCGAACAGCGCGATCAACAAATTCCCCGCCCCATGCCAGCTCTGGAACTGGCCGTGGCTCCACATGCAGCCACGCGAAACCATGCAAGCCAGCCGGGAAGATGCCAGACGCTGACCCGGCCAGAGAGACGACTCCGGCGCCGAGCATGGTGGAGAACGGAACATTCACTGATGCCGATTCGATGAGTCGGCATTGGGAATCAACCGGAGGAAGTGGCAATGAAGAAGCCGCTAACAAAAGGCCAGCAGCGGGTCATGGACATGATCGTTAGCTGGATCGACGCGAAAGGTTTTCCGCCAACCAGGCAGGAAATGGCCGACGAGCTTGGCTTTTCATCACCGAACGCAGCCCAAGAGCACGTCAAGGCACTGGTAAGGAAGGGCTATCTCAGGACCAGCTATTGGCGCAGCAGAGGCATTGAGGTCGTAGGCCGAATGTCAGTCACCGAGACAATGGTTGACGGCCTTATCGAGGCGCTGGACGAGATATCGAAACAGACAACAGACGAGCACTCACGCCAGCGGGCCCAAACCGCACTGGCTGATGCGCTAGCACGGATCGCCGCATAACACACAACCCGCCGGCCGGAAGCTCCCCGCTCTCAGACAGTAGCGCGGGCTCAGCGGATGGATGAGGCGCAGTGGGCGGCTTGATGAATTCACCGACGAGGAAAACGGTATGAGCACCTTCGAACAAGGTTGGGCTGCGCGCCCATTCAAAGAGCAGTTCCCCGAGCTTTCAGACAAGGCGGCGGAGCACCTCGACAAGCTGAATCATGCGATCACGGACATGCTGCTTTGCGATCTTCTGACCGACTCACAAGTGCGCGAAATCCGCACCAAGAAGTTCCCGAAGCTAGTCAGTCGCGAAGTGCGCGAGGCGCGTACAGCCGCCTAACCCCACCCCCGCAGCTTGGCGACAGGCTGCAGCGGTCACCCATCAGCACATAGGAGGATGAGATGAGCGGACATACGCCGGGACCGTGGGTTGTCGAGCGTGCCGATGATGCGTACTGCATCGCGAATGTCGGCAACCTCGTGATTATGCCTTGCGCGGGCAAGGTCAAGCATGACAACGCCGAAGCCGACGCCCGCCTGATAGCCGCCAGCCCATGCATGTATGCACTGCTTGAAAAGCGAGCTGACCAGGGAGACGAAGAAGCCAGAAATCTCATCAGGAGAATCAGCAATGGTTAGGCAATGCGAAGTTTGCAAGGCGGATTACAAGCCAAGGAGAGCATCGAGTCGTTTCTGCTCCCGAAATTGCCTCTGGAAGGCAAATGCTCAGCGCGTACCGCACAACAAAGGCAGCGGCCAAGGGTGGACAGATAAGCGAGGGTATAGGTGGGTTTACGTCATGGAGAACGGCCGTAGCGTGGCGAGACGCGAGCACCGGGCGCTAATGGAGCAGCATCTAGGGCGAAAGCTTGAGCCCTGGGAGCTTATTCACCACAAGGATGGAAACAAAACAAACAACGACATAGCCAATCTGGAGCTATGCGAGTGGGGCGAGCATACAGCCGAACATCACCGCGGCGGACGCAAATCAGAAGACGCTAGGAGATCAATGGAGGCTTTCGCCCTGATGCGCGAGCAGCTACGACGAGAACGAGAGGTAAAAGCTGAGCTACTTGAGGCGCTGGAGTCCGCGCAGATGGCTCTCATGGGATACACGCACCAGAACGCGGTCACTCTAGCGGCGCTGGAGAAGGCCCGCGCGGCCATCGCGAAGGCCCGCGGCACACCATGCTAACCGGCCCCGAAGTCCTGATCCTCTGCGCCATCCTCGCAGCGCTGTACATGTGGGATTGGTGGAGAAGGAATTGGAAAGGAGATTGAGATGGGCACCTTGAATCTAGCCGGTCACGCATATGAGGAGCGAAGGCTTCTAGCGTATGTCATGAAGTACATGCGCAGCCCAACGCGCCACAAGCAGAAGCGCTGGGTAGTGGTGATGGGAATGTTTGGAGTCGGCTCTACGGTTGCCCACGCGCTTTGCCGTGAGTTTGACCTTGACCCAGACGACGACCTATCCAAATAACCCCCGCCTGAACCAGCCAGGCCAGACCCACAGGTCTGCGATAACCGTACGGCGCGCGGTGCTGGTAGCGCCATGAATCACATCCGCGCGCGGCGGACCTTCGGGATATCCGCGACGGGGATAAGCCGGCAAGTGCCCCGATTGCTGAAAAACACCGGCAGCCGTTGGCGGGACTCCACTACACCCCGTTGAGACGGCCGGATGGCTCACGTAACGAGCCTGCATCGGAGAGGGATTGGCGGCAGGCAAGTGCTTCGGGCGGCTCCCTGTCGTGGCTTCGATCCCTCTCCGATGCAGTGGATTCGCCGCAATCGGTATATCCGAGGGAAAACCGGAAACGGATAAAAGCTGGACTTCGGCAGCCAGCCACACCTGCATCACCCCTTCCATCGCCCATCCGGGCACAGAGGTATCCACCATGAAGCACTACGGACCCATAGGGCGCCGCGAACAGCCGTGCCCGGATGACAGCATTTCCGAGGCAGAGCAGGTACTAGCCGCGCTCGACAGCCTCCACGAACCCACCATGCAGGCCTACGCCGAGTTCTGCGAGGACAAGATCGAAGTGCCGGCCGCGCTGGCCAAGGCGCTGATCCTGTCCATCTGCTCCGGCAAGTGGGACGCCCTGCGCAGCCGCATCGGCTACTCGAACGAATGGCTAGACGAAGCCCTGAACGAGATCGTCTGGAGCATCGACAAGCAGCAAGCGGCATTCATCGAACACCACGCGGCGCAGTTGCGCAGCAAGGCAGAGCAGATCAAGCAGGAGGCGGCATGAGCACGAATCGCTACATCGACAAGCTCAAGGCGCGGCTGGCAAAGGAGGCCGACCAGCGGATGCAACTGCAGGCCCTTCTGGACGATCAGGTCGCGCGGAATCGCGCCCTTCTCGCTGAGCGGGATGCGCTGAAGAAGGAGCTGGATCGTCAGGTTCCGCTGCATGACGCGATTCAGCGTGCGGCCGGCGAGCTGCCCGAAGGCTGGGAAATCCGACTATGCGTTGAGCATCACGCTGGCTGGGTTGAACTGATCGGCCCAGACGGCACAGAAGACTTCGCCACCAATAACGAGCGCCTTGATTACACCGTAATCGACGCGCTTGAGCACGCCCTGCAAGGAGAGCAGCCATGAACGCCACTACCGCACCAGTGAAAACCCTGATCGATGAGCAGCTCGAAGAGGTCGCAGCAGCCACTCCCCGCGAGGCGCTAGAACTGGCCCGCTCCCTTGGGTTCATCGGATGGCCAGTGCGCGCCTATCGCGAGCCTAACGGCTTGTGGGTGCATCGGTATGACAAGCGAGGGATTCAGGCATGAACCGCACCCTCCCCCTCCCCTACGACACCGGCCCGCACGACGACACCCCATCAGGCCACAGCTTCGCAGCTGCTTGGTGGACCCTTACCGGGTTCGGCGTCCTTTCCGCAACGCTCGCTTTCGGCCTCATTGGTGAGGCGGCGATCTTTCACTTCTTCGGAGGTTGAGCATGAACAACCCGAACATGAGCATCTGGAGCCAGGTTGAGAAGACCGCCCCAGAGGCCACCAAGTCCGCGAAGGTCAACGGCCAGCAGATCACCTCGATCAGCGGCCAGCACATGATCAAGCGCGCAACGGAGGTGTTCGGCCCGGTCGGTATCGGCTGGGGCTGGACGGTCGCCGAGGAGCGCTTCGACCAGGGCGGCGAGATCCGCAACGACAAGGGCGAGCTGATCGGCCACGAGGTCGGCCACACCATCCGCGTCAAGCTCTGGTTTATGCAGGGCGACAAGCGCGGCGAGGTTGAGCAATACGGCTGCACGCCGTTCACCTACAAGAGCAAGTGGGGCGTCACGACCGACACCGAGGCTCCGAAGAAGTCGCTCACAGACGCCGTGAAGAAGGCGCTGGCGATGCTCGGCTTTAGCGCTGACATCTTCCTGGGGCTCTACGACGACCGCGACTACGTGGCTGAGCGTGAGGCCGAGGCCCAGCTCGAGCAGGCCGAGAACAGGGAAGCCGAGGCTGCGCGCCAAGCGCAAGAGCGCCTCGATTGGCTCAAGGCTGCGCTCGACACGATGGCCGGCGCGCAGACCATGCACGAGCTTTCCAAGCTCCACGCCTCTTACGTCCGCAGCGCCTCGCGCCGCAATGAGGACAAGTTCGTCAAGCGCCTAGCCCTGGCATTCGATGAGCGCAAATCCGAGCTTGAGCCTAAGCAGGAGGCTGCAGCATGAGCGCACTCTACGAAATCACCGGCCAGTTCAAGGAGCTGGCCGCGCTGCAGGAGACGGCCGACGAGGATCTGGCCGTCGCCATCCGCGACACGATGGCCGGCATCGAAGCCGAGTTCAACGACAAGGCGCTGGCCGTGTCGCACGTCATCCTGAACTTCGACGCCGACGTTGCTGCACTCGACAAGGAGATCGAACGCCTGCAGGAGCGCAAGCGGCTGGTCACCAATCGCCAGCGCGAGATCAAGGAGTACCTGCGCGAGAACATGGAAGCGTGCGGCATGACGAAGATCAGCTGCCCGCTATTCACCATCACCCTGGCCAAAGGCCGCGAGTCGGTCGTCGTGGATGACGAGAACAGCATCCCGGACGACCTGATGCGCGTGAAGACCGAGATCGCGCCAGACAAGACTGCCATCGCCGCCAAGCTCAAGGCCGGCGAGGAAGTGCCCGGTGCGCGCCTTGAGCGCGGCCAATCATCCATCCGCATCAAGTAAGGGGCTATCAATGCCAGTATCAGAATTTGGCCGCATCGGTCGTGACGCCGAACTTCGCCACACCCAATCAGGAGATCCTGTCTGCAGCATCCCGGTAGCCGTGGACTACGGCCGGAAGGGCCAGGACGGCAAGAAGCCAACGCAGTGGTATGAGGTGACCTTATGGGGCAAGCAAGCCGAAGGGCTGGCTGAGTACCTGACCAAGGGCAAGCAGGTGTTCTTCACCGGGGCCGACCTGCACATTGAGACGTTCGACAAGAGCGACGGCACGCAGGGCATGAAGCTGGTCTGCCGCTGTTCTGAGATCAAGTTCGCCAGCGATGGGCAAGGCCAGGCGACGCAACCACAGCGACAGCAGACACAGCAGCAACGCCAACAGCCGCAGCGGAGCCAGCAGGCCGCGCCGCCGGATGATTTTGACCAATACATCCCATTCCTCCCGCTGCATCACCTCGCCGGGGCATAAGCCCATCAGGAGCGCCGCATGAAGCACTGTGCTAAGTGCGGCGATCAGAAAGCAGATACTGACTTCTATAACCGCGACAAGACCTGCAAGGAATGTCGCAAGGCAGCCGTGCGCGCGAATTACGCACGGAACCGTGAAGCGTATCGCGAGTACGATCGCCGCAGAGCAAACTTACCCCATCGCGTCGAGGCACGAGCCAACTACGCACAAACGGAAGAAGGCCGCCAGCGTAGCAACGCCGCAAAGCGCGCCTACATAAAACGCAACCCAGAGAAGCGCGCTGCGCACATCGCCTTAGATAACGCAATCCGATCCGGAAAAGTCTGGAAGTCGCCGTGCTGCATGGCGCCAGGCTGTTTCAGCCAGGATCGCCTACACGCGCACCACTCCGATTACGACAAGCCCCTGTCTGTCGTATGGCTCTGCAACTCCTGCCATAAGGAATTGCACTGGAACTTCACCAACAAGCTGCGCGCCGCGGCGTAACGCCCCGCGCGCCCTCCTCCCGGTACATCCCAATGCAAGAGTTCAAGTACGACCGCGTTCACACGCCGGCCGCGCACGAGGCTGCGCGCCTGGAAATAGCGCAGAAGATGGCAGCGTTTGAAGCTGCGAAGGGACCAGTGGAAACCCAGCCGATCCGCGTAGAGGAAAAACTCATCCCCTACCGCATCACCTGCCCGGAGAAGAAGCAAGCGGCGCGAGCCAAGGCCGCTGCAACACGCAAGGCGCGCTCGGTGGCGGCATGAGCAGGACATTGAAAGGCCGGCTAGTCCGGCGCGAGATGAACGGCGTCCAAGAAAAGCTCTGCGGCGGCTGCAATGAGTGGAAGCCGCTGGACGATGAGCACTTCCAGTTCATCAAGACGACTGGCGTCTGGCAGTGCTACTGCCGGCCGTGCCTTTACGCAAAGGCTGTAGCGCGGGCACAGGCTCGAAGGAAGGCAGCATGAACCAGAACTGGAGAGCAAGAGTCGCTGCTGAGTTCGGCCAGCCGCTAAACAGCCTGATCCAGGGATTCAAGGACGCAGGGCACAGCGTCAATTCAACCGCACAGATCATCGGCATCAGCCATCACACGCTACGCCGCCACTGTGAGCGCGTAGGTATCGAGTTCGAACGCGGCGTACAACGGCCTGACAGGCTGCCGAAGCCCGCCCTGGTCATCCAGCCAAAGATGCGAATGCTGACCTTTGCCGGCCAGACGCTCCACCTGCGGGAATGGGAGCGACGCACCGGAATCAACCACACCACGATCATTCACAGGCTCGACAAGATGGGTTGGAGCGTAGAGCGCGCCCTGACTCAGCCGGTCGGCCTGATCAAGCCAAAGGGCGGACGAGACCACTGGAAGCGAAAGGCTGCCTAGCGTTTCCGCTGCCGCCCACCGGAGGCCCCATGCGACCCAAGACCCAAATCTGGCTGCACAAGCCGACCAACACCCGCCACTACATTGCCGGATCGAACGGTGCCGCGTTCCTGATGCAGGCGCTGAGCCGTAACCCGCGCTACGTCACCGAGGCGGAACTGAACGACTCGAGAATCTGGAGCAAGGTATGACCAAGCATGACTTGAAGGAACTGGCAGCCATGGGCGCTGAGCTGGAGGCTGCGAAGGCTGAGGTGGAGCGGCTGCGCGGGTTGTTGACGCAGGCGCTCGAATTCACCGAAGCCAATACGTGCGGCGGGCCGGACGTTGCGCAGTTGATCGCAGAGATGCGCGCCGCCGTATCCCAGCAGGCCGAGCCGAAGTGCGTCACCTGCAACGATGCTGGCATTGTCGGACACAGCATGATCTGTCCTGAATGCGTAGATACATGGCAGAAGGCCGAGCCAGCCCCGGCGCAGGATGAGATGCCAGCAGGCGGCGTCACCATCGAGAAGGATATTTTCGGCACCGTCCATATCAAGATGGGCGACTTCGACTACATCCAGATCCAGTATCAGTACCCTTACACCGACAACGCCAGCCAGAACGTGCTGGCGAAGCGCATAGCCGAGCTGCTGACCCGCCCCGCGCAGACCGAGCAGCAGTCTGCTTACGTTGAGTGCCGCGAGTGCACCGACTGCGGTCATGTCGGCATCAACGACGCTCACCCGACAGACGCGACGTGCGCGATGTGTGACTGGAGCGGGCCAAGCCCGGTCGAGGATCAGTGCCCTGACTGCGGCAAAGAGAACGCGATGGGAGCAGCCTGCCCTAAATGCAGCGGCCGCTATCGGATTCTGGCCGAGACACACGTTGCCGCCCCCATCGCGCAGACCACCCAACGAGGTGAAGCATGAGCAAGGTATTGGTTGATCGGGAGCTGCTGGAGTACCTGGCAGACCTTGGCGATGAAGCCATTGAGCGGATGGGCAGCTATCTAGCTGAGAAGCATGGCGAACAGAAGTATGTGGATGCAGCTCGCGCCATCCTCGCCCAACCCGCAGAGGCGGAAGGGGCGGACGTTCGCAAGATCGTTGTGGATTCACTGGTTGGGATGATCGCAGGCGTGACCCGCATGATCCCGCCTGCGGACCAGCCGCTGCCAGACTTCATCCAGGCACCGGTTGATCGAGCGGTCGAGCGGATAAATGCCGCCCTGTCAGCCGTGACCGCCGAGCGGGATAGGCTGCTGCAGGAGAAAGGCGACCCTGCCGGCAGCTTCGAGAAGTGCATGCAGGCAATGCGCGACCGCGACGAGCACGCCAGGACTATCGACCGGCTCCGCGCCGAGGTCGAGCGGCTGCGCCGGCAGCTGCAAACGGCACACAGCTTCATCGAGAGCACCGAAGCATTTGGAAGCGCTGCTGCGAGTGGAATCCTTGAGTGTGCCGGCGCGGTCTGGAATATCGATGAGTCCAAGGCGCTGATCGCCGCCATGGCTGCGAAGGAGGCGTGATATGGCAACACCAGACGAGTGGATGCAGAGCAAGACAGGCGACCATCGGCACGTCGAGCGGGCCAAGCTAACGCGCATCTTCAAGCCTCAGCCATGGATCGTGGCCTGCCCGATATGCCGAGGTTACAGCCCAGAAAAGCGCTGGTGTCACAAGTGCGGCGGCGCTGGCGTCGTTGAAACGTCTAGCCACTGACCCCCAGCTGCTGAGTCTGGAAGTCACCCCCTAACCCCACCCAAACACACAGCCTGCCGGCGAGAGTCGGCGGGGAAGGAGACGTGCGCCATGGCCGCGGCTGATTACTACCTTTGCGACAAGTGCTGCGGGAAGTGTTTTTACGACGCAAACCTGAACTACGAATACCCGGACAAGGACGGAAACGACTCATGGGGCAACCCGATCAAGGATGAGCTGGTGAAGGGCGCAGGCTACAAACTCGACTACCTGGGCGACATGGCGGCACTTTGCCGGGAGTGCGCCGAGACGCATGAAGTCATCGTTCGACCACGGCAGCCAGCCGCCTAACCCCACACGCAGCAGGAGATAGACATGGCCTTTCGATTCAGGCGTGACGATCCAAGAGGCGACCCAAGGATTGTTGAAGTTGAAGGGCGCTGGGAGGCTAGCGCCGAGTACTTCACCGACAGCGACAAGCTACCGGAGGCTCAGGCTTGGTGCAGATGGGCAAACTCTGGTCCCTACATCCGCCGGCTGATCCCGCGCCCCACAACAAGTTTTGCGACACCTGAGGTGAGATAGACATGCACACAGACAAGGCGATAGCTGAGTTCGAGGCGTGGTGGGGCAGTCAGCCTCACCGCGAGCAGTTCGAGGATTTGAAGCAGCAGTTCTGCAACGTGGCGGTGGCGTTCTACCAGAAGGGGCGGGAGGGCGTCGTGGTTGAGTTGCCTCAGCCATTCTCAGCAGCGGCGTGCCGAGTGAGCCTCGCACTGCGGGACAAGAACGAAATGTTGCGGGAGTGCCGCGCCGCCATCGAACCAGCCGGCGTAACGGTGAGGGGGTGAGAGATGGGTGCAGAGAAACTCGAGAATCTGCCGGAGTGGTTCCCTGACAAGGTGACCGAACAGCAGATGGCCATGATACTTGGCACAACCGATCGAGCCCTAGAAGGCAGGCGAAGCCGGAACCAGATTCCCGAGGGCGTCTGGAATCGCATCAATGGACGAATCTACTACAGCCGATCAAGGTACGAAGAATGGCAAGAAAGCCTATGGCACTGCCCACCGGAGTTGAGCTACGCAACGATACGATCCGCATCCGATTTAGCTGGAACGGAAAGCGATGCTCAGAAACCCTCGCCCTCCCCCCGACGCAAGCGGGCATTGCCGCTGCATCCCGTCTACGCGATCAAGTAGTCCAGCAGATCAAGCACGGCATCTTCGACGAGCGTAAGTATGCCGAGCTCTTCCCGGGCTCGCAGAACGCCATATCGAGCGTTTCGCGCGGGTTCGGACAGTACGCCCAGGTCTGGCTCGACAGCCGATCGATCTCGGAAGGCACGCGCGACAACTACAAGTCAGTGCTCAATGTCTGGTGGATGCCGTACCTGGCCACAACTCCCCTTCCCAACCTGACGACCGCCTTCATGCGCGAGCTCGTCGTTCAAATCCCATGGACCACGGACGGCGTGAAGGCCAACGCCATGAACAAGCTGAGCACCATTCTTGAGTCAGCGGTTTCGGACAGGCTGATTGCAGAGAACCCGATCCAGGCGCTGGACATCCCGACGCGGACGGAGGCGAAGGTCGACCCGTTTACGCAGGATGAGGCGGACAGGATCATTGCGAGGCTTTACGAAACGGAGCATTGGCCAAGCCAGATATACGCGGCGTTCTTTGAGTTCGCCTTCTATACCGGCATGCGGTTAGGAGAGATCGCCGCCCTTCGCTGGGAAGAGGTCGATTTGAAGAGGCGTACGGTCCACGTCTGCAGGTCCGTAGCAAAGAAGAAGGTCGTCGAGCGGACGAAGACCAAGAAGGATAGGTTTGTGCTGCTGAATGATCGGGCAGTGCATGCCCTTCTGTTCGCCAAGCAGTACGCCGAGCGGCGCGCGGCCGGCTCCGGTAGGCTGACTGACTTCCCGTTCTGCTTTCCGCCGAGCAAGAGCTCTCAGTTCATCCAGCAGACGAGTGACCTGCATCACCAGTGGCGCCCGACGCTAAAGGCGCTGGGTATTCGCTACCGGCCCCCGTACAATGCGCGCCACACCTACGCAACCATGTGCCTGATGGCCGGAATGACACCGGCATTCATCGCCAAGCAGCTCGGCCATTCGATACAGATTTTGCTGTCTCGGTATGCCCGCTGGATCGACGGCGAAGGCGATTGGGCCGAGATGCGCAAATTACAGTTTGCCCCAAAAGTGCCCCAAGCGTAG